GAAGCGTTGGCTCACCTGCGCCGCTATCTTGATAATAATTAACAACAATCTAATTTTCATCTTCTTCATACACGACATTAAAGATGTGTGTATTCAGCCCATCAAAACTTTTATCTATTTTATCAAAATCAGTGATAACACCTGGTTTGTAATAAGATGGTTGATTTTCTTCAACCTCCCATTGTGTATATGGGTCATATGTTTTATCAATAAAATCACTTGCTCTAAAGTAATACATATTAGTTCTAAAGCGAACATCATTTTGATAATAATTTACATAGCAAAAACCAATTTTATGGTCTGGGTTGTCATCTTCGTATCTATCATCATCAATTATATTAAAACTATTCATACCAGTAGCGTCTTCAAAGAATGTTTTTGTAACTTTATCATATAAACAATTACTAGGCGCGACCAAGTCGCCAATCTTATCATAAGTCTACACTGGTATCATATCACGAATTAACACATTGTCATAATAGATGCGGCATCCATAAATACCAATACCCGCTAATCCGTGCTCGTAATTACCTGCATTATTATTAGCAAATAAGTATAACGGTACAGGCATACGCGCATTTTCACTTTGTAATGGATTCGTATAAGTAAATGTTGCATTACTATAACCATCGCGAGCGCTAGCATAAATACCAGAGTTTTCACTCCAACCAACAGCGTTTTCTTCTGTTAAGGTGAGTTGGCTACTATAATAACCAGCCTTTGCTTCATAAGTATTGACGCCTGTTAATTCTCCACTATGATATTGGGTTTGGTTATTAAATCTCATAAAGTAAGACCCTGAACCAGAAGAAGCACCAAATAAATAGCCGTATGCGCCATTCACTTGATGGAGTGGAACATTCTCATCTACTCGCTTACATTCCATAATAACAGTCAGTTTAGACATATCTTGTGCCGTAACGCCTGTATTTATATAAGCGTGGTTCATAGTCCATTCTGGATGGAGACCTTCATAATCGCCCAAATCATTGTGCTATAAGAATAAGAAGCGATGTGGATAATCTATTCCATCTTCGTCTCCTGGTTCTGCTACTGTATTGTATATAACATCAATACTAGTTAAACCACGAAGAGCTTCAAAATTAACTGCGCCACGATATTGAACTATGCCGTCATCTGCATAAGAAGGTTTGAAAGCATTAAGATTTAAACCTAAATCAAATAATGTTGTAGTTGTTTCAAAGTCAATTAACCTATAAGAAATTGAACTACTACCGATCCATTTCTCTTCATTAACTTCATCTACATAATATCTTACTGGCGTAGAATAAGAAGAAGCCATATACAAGATATTGTATTCACTGCGGATATCATCGTATTGCAGTAATGCACTAGAGCTATATCCATCAATTTGACCTGCTTCATAATACTCTGGCCGATAAAGATTTAAATTGATGATATCCCTTAAGCGCACGCCACCAATGCAGTCACTTTCATTGATTGTAATAAGGCTTGTATTAAGCGCCGAAAAGACACTAGATAATTCTTGTTTATAATGAAGCAAGACATTTTTAGTGCGCTCTGCCTCAATCTCTTCAAATGTAATTATGATAGGGGAGGCTTGTGTTAAAGCAGAAAGGCTTACCTCACCATTATAAGACCTACTGGTATCCATCTAGTAACCTTCTGGTTTATATTCACCAATAGGAATAATGTCATTTAAAGTGCAGTCTAAAAAGAAGTCTAGCGCGTTGATTGTAAAGGTCTATTGATTGGGCTCTTCTTGCCCTTCTGTATAGAAACTAACTACAATCTAGTAATCTATTGGTTTGTAATAGATTTGAATTACTCCAGCATTAATTACATTATCATAAGTATCTAATGAGCCAGTATTATAAATCTTTCCTGTCTCATACTCTACTGTATGATATCTATCTAAATCAATTCCTAATTGACTTAAAGAAAACTCATTAGCATAACTATTTTTATATTTAGAAGTAATTGTTGTGGTTGCAATGCGCGCCCACCCTGGATAAACACCAGCGTAATATTCTACAAAAATACGATTTTCCATACGAGGATACCGCACGGAATAACTTAACTCAATAGTGTCATAACTTACTAAATCAGTAGCATTATAATCTACAAGATATCCTTCATTATAATGGATTTGGTTGGGCCGATATGCAGAGATATTGATTATATCTTTTAATGTTATACCATCGTAAAATGATGTTTCATTAACATTAACAATAGCAGTTGTAATCTACTGCCAAAGCCCATCATCATCTTCTTGGTAATAACCTACTAAAATATTTTTGCTGCGCGCGTTCTCAATTTTTTCATACAAAATCTACATTGGGCTTGCGGCTAAAATATCTTCTACAGTTAAATCGCCTTCATATAAGATAACTGATTTATAACCTTCTGGTTTAAATTGTTGTGGTTTTACCAATTGCCCGATAGACTAAATGTTTTGTAATTGAGGATAAGTAAACTTTATAGTATCAGTAATGATATCATTATACACACCTGTGCCGTTATCCATCATATACATAACATCTAAACTATATTGAACTGGGACATAATTAATAATTAGTGTACCCAAGTATTGAAGGTTTGCATAGTTTATTTCTAAACCATTTATATTAGTGACAACTCCGTGATTGTAGTATTCAGGGAGATATTTATCTACATCAATACCAATGCTAGCTAAACTATCATTATTCCCAGTAAAACTAGAAGCACGAATAGTAATACTTTCACTAGATAGTAATTGTGTAGAGTTCTGGTAATATAAAAGGTTAAGTTTGAAAGCATTAGTCAAATTGGCATTAGTAGTATAGACCTCTCGTGCGCCCTTTGCATAATCACTGTGTAATACATAAGAAACAATAAAATTACCATTCTTTAATCTTTGAGTATCAGCAGCGCCAATTACTGTAACCTCAAAGGTTAAGTTAATATCATCAAAGACGATACTGGCTTTTTTAAGTTCTTTGGTAAGACGGCTAATACGATAAAACGCATCTTGTTCGTTTGAACCTAATACTAAAAAACTTAATCGTATTGTTCTAAACTTTTCCTGTTGGCGGATATTCGTAGGCTAAATATCGCCATCTAACCAGTCATCAACCGTATCAATCATATTGCTACTTAAAATACGGTCATATAACTTTACGCCTAAACTTGAAATATCAATGCCATTTATTAACATCAATAATTTCCTCCTCGTCGTAGTATTCCCTAACCGATTTTTTCGGCTAGTTTTTCCGTAAGTTCGTCTTCATTTAATTCATCTTCATCTATCTCTTCTTCCTCTTCTTCAGCTGCGGCGACCGCAGAACTTCCGCTATCTTGTTCTGCGTATCTTTCTCGCTCTGCTTCAATAAAGTTCCAAAGAGCAAAATCTTCATCCATTCGCTTCATCCTCCTCTATGCCAAGGATAGTAAATGTCCGCTATCTATCTTCTAATTTCCCTATTGAATAGCCCTTATCTTCTACGAACTTAAATAAATCATTTTTATGGGTCCCATTGGCGCGATTAACAGCCAATAGAATAAGATTAGCTAAATCCTATTGCCTCTGCCGATAACCTTCATAAGCCCATTTTGCTTCATCTTCTGTCATATTATAGAAGTCAGTAGGCGATATACCAACTTCACCTACTATTGCACTATACCACCTACTAACCTCTAAGGGAGTTAAATCAACTATTCTACTCATTTAATTCTCCAACACCTAATAATGATAATCTATACTTAAACTATGCATTATATATTGAAGAAAGAGGGAAGTCAGTTATTAAGACCCGACCAAAATAGTTCTTATTTCCAATAGTAATAGAAGCAGTAATCTCTTTATTATCCATAAACGCATCTTCTAATGCGGCAAGGCTATCTGCGCTCACCACATATAATCCGCTACAAGTGATGCGCCAAGTCCGCACCCCAGCGAGGCTTTCGCTCCAATCGCCATTGATACGATTGGTAATGTTAATAGGGGACATAGCGCGATTAAGAGTTGCATTCTATTGCCCTGCTACTGGTTTATTATCAATCTTTAATACTATATCAATGCCCTTCTGTATCATCAGTAGCATCCTCCTCTGGGTTTGATGATAATAAGAAATGGTATGTTAATACGCCGTGCTTCTTAACAATACCTGTTTTATTATCATCTAGTATTTTTAAACTTGCCTATGATATATACATAATCTCTGGATTTTCTTTTCTCATAGTTTGTATATTATTGGTAATGTTTTCAACAATATCTAGTATTTCTTTCTCGCCTTTGTATTTACTGAAAATATCAATTGTGATACTGATATTATCAATACGAGTATCCCTTGTATCAACTCGCTTATGGTTTGATAATCGCGCCATCAACCAAGGGAAGTTTTCTACATAAGCCCCATTATCTGTAATGTTGTAGCCAAGACTTCTAACTAGACTACACAATTCAGTTTTTATTTTCTGTACCATATGGGTCCTCCACAAGAATGTAGTTATTTATATTATCAAAGCGAGTAAGATATAAATACTTCACATATAAATGCTCGCCATCCTCGCGAGGGACAGCGTAATCATAAACATACCCATCAGGGGCTGTATAGGCTGTCATTCTATTATTTAAAAATGCCATTGTATGACCTCCTTAATTAAGTTATTATTACTTCCACGTTTGTGCCATCAACAATTGTATTTTCATTAAACTTGTGGTCCCCTGGATGTAATGTCTCCATAATCCCATACAAATTAACTAAAATAGGAAAAGCCAACCATAACATAGCAGCTCCTATCAGCATACCACCCATATCTCCAAGCAAAGTACCATCACCAAAAGCCTCTGTGGCGCTATCAATTACTGCTTGGCACATATCTTTTAGTTCTTCTTGGGCTTGACTTAATGCTTCTCCCGCCAAAACCTAAAATGCCTAGATACCTGCCTAAACCGCAGGGACAAAATACGGTTGCGCGTCCATCTTCCAGGTTCCATATTCAACATATTGAGCGTAATCTGCCAATGCTTCTGCTTCACATAAGAAACCATTTGTTGAAGCACTAATTGTACTTTGTAAATAACCTGTATCAACAGGGACTAATGCCATTGCTTCACTTAAAAAAGTAGAAACAAATGCTTCACAAGCGGCGAAGTAACTAACATCAACAACTATTTCTTCTCCTAACACTTCCTAGGCAAGAGTTGTTGGATACCCTAAATCTTCAGGAGTAAAACTTACATATAAACCCATTAGTCTAAACTAACTCCTTTATATAATTTTCGTCCTATGTTCTACCCTCTGCGCGTTTAAGGCAAAAACATAGGACGCTTATAACCTCAAAACATAATACGAAAAGTCCAGTAATTCTAGGGGTTTTGGCCCCAAAAAGTCGGTATCTTATCAGCCGTAGGGCGTTAATTGACGGGATAATTTTGTTCCAAAATCTTCTAGATTTTTTCGTCTTTAAAAGCATTTATACCCCCAATAAATACTGGGTTTTTCGCATCTTTTACTTGACTTTTCCCCTAACATCCTATATACTAAAATCATCCAAAACATAAGACGGATTAGGAGAAAATTGCATTATGAAAAAAATTAAATTAGTTAGTCAAACAGAAGACACAACTCTTGAAACACTCTTTGAAGATTATCTTAATAGTTGTGAGATACGTGGCCTATCAGCGCGCACGCTCACCAACTACAAAACCTCCCTTGAATGTCTCTTTGCGTTCCTGCAAACCAACAACATTATATACCCAAAGGACCTGACAATTCAAGTCCTTGAAAACTATATTAAATATCTCCAAGAGCAAGGTTTGAAGGACAACTCAATCAACTTTGATATCCGCAATATAAGAGCATTCCTTAAATGGTGCGAAGAACGCGAAATAATGAAACGGGTTAAACTTAAGGAACTCAAAGTAGATATGCCAATCAAAGAGACCTATACACAAGAAGAACTTAAAGTCCTTCTACGCAAACCCTCCAAACCTAAATCATTCTTGGACTTCCAAACTTGGGCCGTTGAAAACTTCCTCTATGCTACTGGTGCGCGCATTGGTGTCTTACCCACAATGCATATAGAGGATATAGACTTTAAGAATAGCACCATCACAATGGTAAGAACTAAAAACCGTAAAGGAATGGTTATCCCTTTAAGTAACGCCCTAAAAAAAGTTCTTACAGAGTTTCTTAAAGTCCGTAAAGGCGAACCAACTGATTTTCTCTTTTGCAATGCTTACGGTGGGGCCACAACTGTGCGCGCACTGCAAGGACAAATACAAGATTATAACATCGCCCACGGCGTCTCCAAGACATCAGCGCACTTATTCCGCAGTTCATTCGCCAAGGCTTACATCCTCAATGGAGGGGATGCTTTTAGACTACAAAAACTTCTAGGCCACGCAAATATCACAACCACCCAAATCTATGTAAATATGTTTGGCACAGACTTACAGAGAGATTTTGATAAGTTCAATCCATTAGATAATCTCTCTGTAAGGAAAGATAAGATAAAAGTTTAATCTGCTTTTATATTATCTAGTTCTGTTTCAATCACCTTAACCTCTTTTTCCAATTGGTAAGTGCGCTCAATCACATTATTATGTAAATTAACTTTTTTCTCTAACTACTCCAGGCGGTAAGCAATTAACGCCTGGTTTTTATTATTAGCCCAATAGGTTCCAATTAACGAACCAACAAAAGTAATCAATGCCACGATAATAGCTTCAGTCATCCCCTCGCCCCCTCATCAATCAAGGATTTTCTGGATCTGCTATAGGAGTTTCTACTGGTTCTTCTCCTCCTGTACCAGGGTCTGCTGGTTCTTCTGCTGCTGGTGAAGTAGAAATATAAGAAGCTAAATTAGCTATAGTTTCCCAAGAGTAAGTAGGAGTTCCATCCACCACAGATACTCTCAACACATAATCTCCATCGGTCGCTGGGGCGTCAGGAACCTTCGCGGAAATTGCGGTTGCCACATCTGTCTTTTTGGCAAAATTATTTGCTATATGAGATAAAACAGAGCTTAATGGTTGTGCTACCCCAATACCAAAATAATCACCATAACTAACACTTGTCCTTAAGTTCTCCCAATTATAAGTAGCAGTATCAGCATAAGCAAATATAGAACCATTTAAGTTCTAACCTGTAAATGTAGTAGCTGAACCTGGATTAGCATCAGCAGTTAAATAACAAATATCACTATTGTATATATTGTCTACCCCTTGCTAATTAGTTACTTGTGGGCCTAATCCAATATAGAAATATAAGTTCTTCGCTAATACACGAGTAGGATAGAAAATTGTCCCATTCGTTCCACGAATAACAAAGAAATAGTCAGCAAGTTTATTGTTAAATGCTTCAACAATAAATGCTTTATCTTCAGCACTTAACACAGACCAGCATACTAAACCAGGGGGATTGTTTGCTGGCATATTGATAACTCTTACGCTTGAAGCGGTACTACTCCCGCCAGAACTGCCGCTATCAGCAGCCCAAGCATAGGTTGCGCTACCAGAAGCAATAGAAGTTTTAAGGACATAATCACCATCGGTTGTTGGGTTAGCAGGAATTATAGCGTCTTGCTTGTTTGTGATAGCAGTGTCTAATTGAGAAATTACTTGGTCTAACCTCTATGCTGAATAATTATTTTTATTATAACTATCAACACATATTATTTTGCTTAAATTATAACCAAAAACATTTCTAGCCACATTTAAACTTTCAAACACACCAATGTTATTGTCGCCCAATAATAGAAAACAAGTTGCTTCTCTAAAAGCTGTCAAATTGCTTGTTCCATTATAAGTATAGGTAGTATTACTAATTGGGTTCGCTATATCACTAGTATAAGTAAATCTTTTTACATAGTATTGAGTTCCCATAGCCTCATTCAATGCCTAAGGGGTAAATCCTTCATAAACATTACTATCTACAATCCCGCAGTGTTTACTCTTTAATGCTTCGGCTAATGCTTCTACAGTATTTAAACCCATAGGGATACGCTCAAATGAATAATTAGAAACTAACCCACTATTAAAGATAGAAAATATAGGTTCATCAAAACCAATACTATTTTCACTATTAGCGACAGCGTTATCAACATAGGTTTGAGTAGCATATCCTGTTAAATCAACTGCGGTGCTGCCTATTTTTTCCCAGTTATTATTTACATATAAGTACTCATCATATACATTGCCAGAACTACCATTATTCGGCACCATATAAATTGTATTTCCATCTATACTGCTGGAAGGAAGGGTTTGGACCACTGACCTTTTTAAAGCGCCACTTTCAATGCCTTGCGCCACTTGCTCCACATAAGTTTTAGTAGCATAATTGCCTTCAACATCTTCCTATAATGTATTGATATTACTATAAATATCAGCAAGGTCACTAGACAAAGCATAATCGCCTAAATACTCTGCAATATCTTCACTGGTGAAATAATCAACGCCTTTTACTGGAGTAGCACCTGCGGGACCCTGCGGCCCTTGGGGGCCTGTTGCGCCAGTATCACCCTTCGGTCCTTGAGGGCCAATGTCTCCTGTATCACCTTTAGGGCCTTGTTCGCCTTGAGGACCAACAGGACCAGTAGCACCAGTAGGACCCTGAAGAGAAGCAAGCCATTCTGTTTCTGTACCCTCAAAGCCATTTTCTACAGCAATCTCATAAGCGCTAGCGCCAGCTACGCCAACACCTTCGCCACTTTCGCCCTTTAATGAAGCCAACCACTCTGCTTCAGTGCCCTCAAAACCGTTAGCGACAGCAACTTCATAGGCACTATCACCAGGGTCACCTTTAGGGCCCTTCTCGCCTTGCGCGCCATCTGCACCTTTTAAACTATTCAACCAATCTTGTTGAGAACCAATAAAACCATTATCTACTGCTACTAAATATGCGCTTAACCCTGGTTCTCCTTGAGGCCCTTGTGGGCCAACTTCACCTTTATATGTAGCATTAGACATTGAAACAACTATTTCATTGTCTAAAATCTTTCTTTCTTCATCCATTAGTATTTCACTCCCCCTAAAATCTTAAACTTGGCAGGACCTAATACTGTATCAACACGACCATCAGCCGTATTGACCTGAATATCGTAATAATAAGTGCCAGGTTGCATATTAGTATCACTAGAAGTTAAGCGGATAGTCGCAGTATTGTCTTCATTAAATACTGTAACCTTTTTAGAGATAAGTGCAGTGGGTTTTTCTAACTAACTATTAACAGTGAAATAAACTTCATCACCATCATTTAATTCATAGTTATCAACATTCACAATAAAATCACCAGTGTCTTTTGCTATCATAGTAATAACATTGGTATCTTTATCAAACTTCATCATCTTCTGGTTCCGCCTCCTCTTCAATAGTTTCCATCATTACACTAAACCATTCGGGGCCTCGTTTTACCTGACTCATTAACCTATATATATCACCATTAAATACATAACGAGTATGAATATATTCGTCTAATTTAATGTCAGTAATAACATTCATCAATTTTTGTGTAGTCACACCATATTGAGTAATTTGCTCGCCAGTAGCAGTAATAGAGCAATGTGCTTTGACGAACTCGTGCGGTTCAATCTTAATGGTGTTGCCACCTTGTGTATCATCGGTAGGGATGACACGAATGCGTTGTATTAAATCACGTTTAATCATATCATCTTCACCCTTCTTTGTTTATTTAACATCCATCTAACTTTATCGCTATAAAAACTATCATAGGTCATAGATACACCAGAAGAAGACTACTGTGTGGCCCCTTCACTACCTATGCGGTTATAGCGCTCAATTACCATCTAAATAACTGCGCCGTCTAGTTTATTATTATATTCTGCTAAATTGCAGTACATATAAGCCTCATCTTTACAGAGCGCAATTAGTGTAGCCAATAATTCATCTTGTGTATCATCGTTATCTGCGATGTTTAGCAAAAGTTTTATTCTCTCTAACATAATTGTTCTCCCTTGCTAAAAAAATAAAGACCTACCTACATCAGCAGGTAGGTCCCTCTATTATTATATATTTAATTATGGGTTAACAGGAGCAGCGTCTTCGGTCATCTTGATGATACGAGTTTTATCAGTAATAGCAACAAGAGAAACCTTACGAGCATAAACAGTATTTAAACGAACATTAGCGTCACGTTCCTGTTCGGTTTCGGCACCTTTCTTGGTGAAGACAGTAACAGCCTCTTTTGTAGCAAGGAATGCTTCACCTTCTGGAACAGCCTTGGATACATAAATGGGAACACCACAAACGGAACCAATATAACCAGTACGAGCAAAGTCCTCAACATACTTAAGGTCATCAGCAAGAGCCTTGCGGATATCAGCTTTCTATGCAGGATTGATAAGGCAGAATAAGCCATTTTCATCCTCATAAGGATACATAGCAATAGCGTCAACGAAACTATCAAAACTCCAATCTACGCCATAAGCAATAAGGTTAGCCTTATCCATTTCACCAACGATTTTTTCAGTGAGGTCATTAGCCATTCTCTTTGCGAGACCATCAAGTCCAGCATCAACGACCATTGGGTCAGTCATTTCTTGCTCGTCATAGTAAGAGAAACGACCCTGGGTTACGCCAACATCATAATCCTCATCAGTGAAAGAAACAACGATACCATCGGTGTTGCCTTCGCCCATAGCAAGGTCTTCAACATCACCAGTAGAAGTATAGGTGTGGATAACCTTCTTCATACCAGGAACCTCAACAAGGCTATCATCGTGAGTAGCAAACTGATTAAGGTCAAGGTGAGTGATAAGTAAATCTTCAAGTTTATTTTCTAATACAAAGTTCTCATAAATAGTATGAGATTTAGCGGTATATTCAGCCATAATACAAATCTCCTTTAATAATTATTATTATTTGTCGTGAGAGAGTTGTTTATATAATTCAGGATTACTGCGGTAAATCTCCGCTTGCTGCGCGATAGATAACTTCTTAAACTCCTCACGAGTTAGTCCAGTCTGCTTTGCAGAACCAGTCTTTGGTGCAGGAGACGCAATTTTATTTGCCACAGCATCAGCCACGGCCGCATTAAACATCTTTTCAAATGTGGTGATATTAGCCATCATTGTTTCTGCGTCCTCTGCTACGATATAATCAACAAACTCTACTGGAAGATGTCTATTAGCAAGCACTTTTGTTGCTTCTAATTTATTTTGCGTAATAGTAAAATCACGTTCTCTTGCTTCCAGCTCGTGAAGTTTTTGCTCGTATTCGTAATCTCTACGCTGGCTTTCGTCCATATTCTTAAGTTTTTCTGCTTCCGCCATTTTATTTTCTAAATCTTTTTGCCATTTCTTCTATGCACTGGAAACTCGGCGGTCGCCCTCTTGCTGTAAGAGTGCTTGGACTTCTTCTTCCGTATAAGTTTTCGGTGCGTTTTCCCCTGCGGTCTCCACAGTTGAAGTTTCTACAACTGAACCCTTATTAAGTTCTTCTGCCATAATACAAAAACCTCCTCGGCAGCCCTCCCTAGAGTTCTGCCTTCTATATTTATTTTAAAATTAGTTTAGTGGGACTACTTTTTTTCGTCCAATAGTAATGAAAATTAGAGTAATTCTTTAGAACAAGTTTGTCCTAAAAATCAATAATCTTCCTCGTCTTCTTCCTCAATCTCTACTGCTTGCTCCTCTATTGGTTCTTCTCTCCAAGCGTGAAAATCACAAACACAATTAGGGTGATAGGGAGGTAATTCACTCCCTAACACCGCTTCTTCTAATGGAATAATCTCACCAACATAATCACTGCATACTTCATCACAAGGTTCTGGGTTAATAATTTCAACATACTCAATACCCATATCAAGATATGCTTCTTTAGTCGCCATAGACCACATTGCCATCGTTTCTGTTTTTAACAAACGTGCTACATTATAACCTGCAGTTTTAGTTAATTTCTTCCATGCCTATTTCATCCAATCCATACCTCTCCCATTGGTGACGCCTTGCTCTAATACATAAGACAACTTACTCTAAAAGTTAGCCACATTGCCCCATAAACGAGTGCTATAAGTCTTACCATCCTAACACCAAGGGATTTTAAGATAATTGCTTGTAATATAAGTATCAGTTATTTTAACCCTAACATCTAATGAATGCCTGGTGGGCGCAGATGGTATCTTTGGTCTAAAGGTATCATAGGTCCAAAGCAAAGTTTCACGGTATGACCGTATCAAACTTTCACTTACTACCTAATATCCAATCCAACACCAATCCGTAAATCTGCGCCATTCCCTATTTTCAATATCTTTTAATGCATTATAAATTGCGGGATGCTCGCCTAGCCGTATCTTTTTAGTTAAATCAATTTTACCAGACCTCTCCATTTCTTCTAAAATCTCTTCAACTTCCTCAAATACTTCATCGGCAATTTCTTCAAGCAATTTATCTAATTTATCTTCATCTTCATAGGCATCTGCCAATAGAGACCAGATAAAATCAATTGTTGGTTGAGAGTATTCACTAAAGATATTCATTTATTGATATTCACCTATGCTTCAATTTGCGCTGTGATATATGCCTGTAAATCTCCAATAGCAGCAGTTAGATATTTCTTTGCCTCATCAGTAAGTATCATCATTACGGCGCTATAGGTCGTTTCAAAAGCAATCCGTTGCTCTTGCGCGCCAAATGCGCCCTGCTCTTTTAATGCTTCTACATAAGTCTGGTTAGTGGCAATGACACAATTTGAAATTGTGTCTTCAAGCATAGCGATATACTTTTTCGCCAATGCATTATCGGTTTCCTCTTGGATATGTTTGCTCTACACTCTAATCCATTGAACCGCATAGGTAGTTAAAATCCCAAGAAGAGGGATAACACAGATTTCAAAAATCTTACTTAACATTTCAATCCAATTCATCTTTCTACCTCTACATCAATAATTTTTTAAAAATAATCTATTGAAGACCGAATGGAGGGCATTCATCATTCTTCTTCGTTTTCTTTTTCTTTGGCTTGGGCTGCGGTTTCATACTCTACACCAGGAGAAGCAAAGAATGGATTATTCAACTTCTCGTTTTCTTTTTGTTTACTCAAACGTTCTAATTCAGCTTCAACATCTTCTACAAATGGGATTTGCGCGAGCAAGGTTTCATCACTGACAATACCAGATAATATATTAACCATATTCGCAATATCTGTATCATTACTAGGAATGTTGCGAGTAAAGATAATTTCAATACCACGCCAATCAAATCTCTAATTTACAATACCAGTAATCATACTCATAAGTTCTAATCTCTATTGCAATCCCTTTTTGAACTTGCGCTCTTTAATAGAGGTAAGATTTTCAGTTCCTAATAATTTAAACTTAATAGCAACACCAGAAGCATTACTAGCAAACTCTTTATCTGCGAGGTTAGGACATTTTGCAAACTTATGAATATCCTAATCTAAACGATTCTTCATGTTTTCAGTAGTAGAATCATTTTCACTTTTGATTAACCATTCTGCGCTAGTGCCTTCATCCATAAGAAGCACTCTATTCTACTTCATCTATTGGATATCTTCTGGCTCTGCAGTGAAGCCATATAAAGCCAAATAAGCATCAACAAAATACTCAAAATCGTTTAAACTATCACTTTCCATTTTGTCATAGGCATCAATTAAATCAATGACCTTCTCAAAATCACCCATTTGGTCTTCATTATTTTCAAAAATAGCAATTGGGACCATACCAAAATAATGAGGATAACTTTCCAAGAGAGTAAAAGAACTAAACATTTCATTAGTGCGGTATCTAGTGACATTCATATCGTCAATAATTTCAATTACGTATGTTTTTTTATCATCAACTAAATCATAATCTTCATAATACCTAATAACCGCAATAAGGTTTTCTTCAATGCTCTTGTCATAAATAGGGATAACTTCTTTTGGGTCCAAACGCTTGAACCTAATCATCTTATCCTCTTCGCCAAAATACAGTTCTTCATAGGCAACGCCATAAATACTAGCATCTTTTGCTAATTCAGCATTTTCATCTGCTTCATCATTATATTCAAAAATCATATTGATATCTTGCAACAGGTCTTTGTCTGCGGCATTATAACTAACGGGTTCGCCCATAAAATAACCAACCAGTGTGTCAGTAATATAACTAGCATACGGGTTGGCAGTTTTGTTATTTGGTTTAGTGGTATCATTCATAATGCGCCGATGGATATCATTATCATTTTTGTAATATCTTTCTAATTTCTATAATCGTGGTAATTCTTTACCGAAGTGATTTTCAACAATGCGCTTAATTACATTTGTTGTTAATTCCTCTTTATCATTTAGTGTAACCAATGATATAGACCTCCTTAAAATAGTAAATCCTTTTTCATTGAAGCCAATGGGACGCGCGCCTCCACACATTGTAAGGAATAGCGCAAGGCATCCAAACTATGGTTAAAGGTGTCTATTGGCTCATTTATATACTCATTAGTATTTTTATCTTTCTTCCACGAGTAGTTACTCAATTCTTCAATTATGTCTTTACAAGACGGGGCTACAATTAACTCATACTACTAGATTTTTTGGATGCCTTGTAAAATGCTGCCCTTGCCCTTCACGCAAGGTTTGATACGCTAAACGCCTGCACGTTTAATTTCATCTATACTCTTTTGTTCCGCGCTATCAGCGCAAATTATGCTTTTACCAAAACCCATCTCTTTAATAGCATCCGCTATTTCATCATTAAGATAACCAGTGCCGCCCCATTCCTTAAAAACATAGATGCGCCCTTCGTCTTCGCATAAGATAGATGCTACAAAGCGCGTTGGGTCATTAGTATAACCAAAGTCTAGCCCACAAAGTAATGAACCATTTATTTTCTTGGGGTCAAAATCCATAACCTACCAATTGTTATAAACCAATTTATCTAAACTACCAAACTCACCAAGAGCATAGATTTTGTAATAAACTTCATTAGTCTATTTCATCTATAATAATGTTTCAACATACTCTTTTGGTAAATGCGGATTATCTAAATAATTAGTATGGACTATTACTACATTTTTTCTAAACTCATTTAATTCTGGGTTATCAGCAAAGAACTATAAATAACACCAGTTAGCTTTAGAAACAGGGTTAAAAGATAAAATCAACTACTAGTCCTTTGCTTTTGGGTCACGAATACGAAGATTTACTTGGCTAAAATCGTCCATAGTAAACTCCGTTGCTTCCTCTAACCAAGCATCGGTTAAACCAGTAATTGACTTTATTTTTTCAGGGTCATCTAAACCCATACACAAAAATTGAGTTCCATTAGGTAAGGTAATAGTAAAATCAGTACGGTTAATACTGCATTGCTTGTAAATACCAAATTGTGAGATAGTATCCAATAGTAACTAGAAAGTAGAAGCCTTGGTAGTGCGATTGACTTTACGAAGAACTAATACTTTCCGCACTGATTTTAAACCTTTATACACTAATCGCTATGCTATAAAATGTGATTTTCCTGACCCAGCACCGCCATAAAAAATAATAAAACGAGTACTATAATCTTCTAAATAAGGGAGATATACTTTGTTAAATATATTTTTATGGATTTTAATTTTCATAAGAACAACACGTTCCCGTGTTGCACCAAGAGAGAACGAAGAATATAGATAGTACGATTATCAATATCTCGTCCTAATGCCATACAGTTCTGGACTTCTTCTTTGTTGTCTTTATCGCAATCATCTAATGAAATAGTGCGGAACTCACCTAATGCTTTTAATAAATCATTACACGCTTCAGCGCAAGGGGCCCACTTCTCTTCAATTTCTGCTTTCTTTGCTTCAAAATCAATCATCTTTTTCCTCCACTAATTGAACCTCAATAACATCTTTATTTTCGGTTTTCTATGTTTGTAATGATAAGTTTTTACTTAATAATTCTAATGCTTTTAATTTAGCAGAAAGAATAGCTTTATCATCTGTTTTATCAAAAGCAATTTCTGCTATTTCCTGCATTACTCGTTTTGCATCTATTTTGAGACTATCATAAACTTCGTTTCTGCGGTCTTCAATATATGCAGCAATTTCTGGTTTTTTCAATAAGGTATAAGGATAGGAAGGTTTGCTCTTTTTTTCTCCAAATACCTAACGATAGGCTGCGGCTGCATTAAATCCATTAGTAATGTAAGCTTCAACAAATAATTTTTGGTTCTCGGTAAGCGCCATTTTGAATTACCTCCTATCTAATAATTAGAAATGAAACTCTTCTTTGATTGGTTGCCTACTGGCGTTCTCTATTCTTCTACTGGTTTCATTATTATTTTTATTCTTTATTTTATTATACTCAATATCATATTGTCCCGAAGGCACATTTTCAAATTGTCCCTGATTATTTTGATATTGTGCCTTGATTTCATTGACACAATTTGATATTGTTTTTTGAAAATACTTTTCTCTATCTTCTTCTAATACACAAGCAGGTGGATAGTTAATACCTTCTTTAATAATTTTAGGCAAAACAAAAAGTTTGCCATTTTCAGCATAAATCCAACCTCGCTGGGCTAATGCTTGTCGTGCTTTACTATATGTTTGCTATACCATTCCAGTGCGGTCACAAATCCATTTTTCGCTAACGCCAAAGGTCCCATTACCTAATGTGCCTAGTAATACGACGATTAACTTAATTTGGTTCCCGCATTTCCCATCCAATTGGGTAAAAACACTATCCATTAACTCTTGCGGTAAATTATAATAATTATTACTTTCATATTTATTTTTATTATGCAATAATTTTGGGGCTTGTTTAAAGTTTGGCATTTTGGCACTGCTCCTTCACTTATGACTTTTCGTTTGTTAGTATTTCATCAAATGCCTAGTTCAAAGCATCTGTTGCGGCAAAGATAAAAACATCTAACCAAGGTTTGTGCGGATTTGCCTCTGTCCTAATAATTTTAAAACCACGCCGATATAACATACCAGCGATTTTGCTTGAATAAACTTTTTTGATTTTTGCATCCATTTTTTTGCTTCTCCTTTTGCAATAATTTTGTTTAAACATAGATAGAGCCGCATTTAAATTGAATAAGGTAGATGAAAGGAATGATAATATGTAAAAAGACTTCTAAAAAGACTACCTTATATTTTAAATGCGGCCCTACCTCGTGTCGTGTCAATAATAGGAAGGAAAATTAATAACTTCTTAAAAAAGAACCTATTTATTTTTACGTTAATATTATATCATTTTTTTTTTAAAAAATCAAGGCAGTTCCGTCTCGGCTCTAAAATAACCAAAACCAAATGGTCGTCTATATCCATATACATTTTGTCTTATCTATAAGATACTCACATCCATTTTTTTGTGCGCTTCTATAATGCTATTAAAGCGTTCTACATAGTTTCCATCTAAATCAAATAGAATAATAGGGGTAGTATCTGTTGTAATTTTTCTAGCTGTAATTTTTTTGCTATTACGTCTATTATCACTAGGAGTGGTCCAATGTAAATTGCCATAATAGTTATTAACCATACATCTGTCTTTATGGTCGCAGATATTGGCCTCGGTAGTAGGGGGGCCATTAAATGCTTCACATACTAAACGATGGATATAAACGAAATGGATTTTCATTCTGTCATCAGTAGGATGGTCGCGCCGTCTTAAGGTAACGCAAGGATACCCATTATGGTCTTGTTGCAATTTACGCAATAACTATGTTTTTTTGCTACGCAAACGACCAAAACTAGAAACTTCGTATCTATCTTCAAATCCTGGAGCAGGCAACCAAATCTCTACTTCATCTTCACTTGGCAAAATAATTGCTGGGTTATTATTTTTATCTGTCATTTTAAAACCTCCTTGGTATTAGAAAAATTAGTTATTTTTGAACTAATTAGCCAATGTTATTAAATATTTATATATTTTTTCTTGTTCTTCTGGTGTTAAATCTTTGATTATGCCAGATGCGTATTTACGAAGACGACCATATGAAATACCAGTAACTTTAGCAATTGAGTGTTTGTTTAACTCGTTAATTGCATCTCTCATTTTGGTCCTCCTAAAATAGATATAAAAAGAGAACACCGAAAAATCGGTGTCCTATTATATGTTCTTTACCACTTATATATAAAAAATAGAATGATACAATAGAACAATTTTGTCCTAAAAAATCTCAGTTCATTTCCTTCAGGAGTTCGCGCACATATTTAATATCATTATCAGTGCGTTTATTACCCTTTAAGAACAAATCATAGAAACTAGTCATTAAATTATTTATTTCTAGTGTTGATTTTTCTGGTGCTTTTGGATAACGGACAATTTTTACTACGCGCTATGTTTGTTTGATTTGTTTGATTTTATCCACAATGATAATTTCATCCCCGATATTTACATTATCATCAATCTAACTTACAGCTAACTAATAACTGGCTTTTGGCTATGCAATTTCATTTAAATAATCAGTAGCTTTCTTTTTTAAAATCTCTGGAACCTCAATAGTTTCATCTATCCAAATCTTTTGGATATACTTGCCTGTATAACTATAGTTCTCTAAAAAATTACGACCATTATTTACATTAGCAATTGTTAAACCATCTTTGCCAAAAGGATAAAGAACTGTAGCATAATCATAAGTATTGGAGTATTTCTTTAATAATTTTAAATTGAGCTCATTAGAATAATAAACCCCTAAATTAGAACCCATTTTAGCATAAACATGCAATTGTTTATTTTTAGTATCAAACCAAACTTCTTGCCCGTAATCTTCTGCAATAGTTCGTATCATATCATAAGCATTAACATTAGGTAATTGATAAGTAATTTTAGTGCGGTCATTACTATGATAATTAACGGTCCAACCAGTGCCAGATAAACAATAAGCATATCCTTGCTATAAGTTCTTATCATAACAGTCAAAGGTCAAGAAAACTGTCCCTTTAATTGTTTCAATGTCGGCACTACAATAAACAGTAATAAACTTGTTATTATTACTTTTAATCTCTTTAATTATATAGTTATAATCATCAGTTTCTACATAGTTTTCTTCATCAATATAATTGATATATGTTTCGTCACAAGGCACTTCAAAGCACAAGGTGCGCTGCCCTGTGCTTAAAGTGTCAGTTGTATAAATGTTATTTATATTTGTATCCAAGAGAGTAAGAAAATGATGATGCGTATCATAGATTTTTAACATTATAAATACCTCGCATTAAACTCTACTGAAAGTTGTAAGTGCGCGCCATTCTAAATACTAATCTTATTCTCTCCTGGTTGCAATTTGGGGAACTCCCAACCATCATAATTATTAAAAGCAGAAACATCATTAACTGTGACAATGCGGTTCTCGCCATCAATTACTACAACATCATTAACACTAATGTTTGTCATTTTTATAGGTTTTTGACTAACCCCTGTAATTGTTAAAACTACAAAATCAATCTATGGAATGATTGTAATTTTACAAGGGGCTGGGGCAGTCCCATTGTTAATAACAGTGAAACTGTCCCCATCAAATGTTATTGGATAATAATTTTCATTCATTTGATTTCCCCCAATCATTATAATACTTCGCTTGTATTACCATCAATTTCAATCCAACCTTGTCCTGTGTAGCCCCAATTTGGATTGTTATCGCAAGTATATAATACAGTAATGCGCTCGCCATATAAATAAGTTCCAACGCGATACTCATTGTCTGCTATTGGGAAACTATAATAAATAGTATCTTTTGTAACAGCGTAATTTTTATTTAATGTTGTGGTTTGCGAACTTGTGTAAGCTCTTGGTATCCAATGAGCGCCATCAAATAACATACCGCCAACAGTAGAAGGACAAGCATAATAAACTTTAATCAACGCTGGAGAACTACCATAATAATAATCGCTCCTTTGTCCTAACGTATAAATGCCTTGTGTTGGGTCATTATATACATAGAAATTAGAAATGTTACCAGGAACTAAAGCATATGTTGCCTCTTCTGGACGGATATAATTATAATCTGCACCAGCCAAGGTCTCTAACTCATTACGCTTAACCCATTGGTCGCCAGATTTATCCCAGTTACCTACAATCTAATAAGTGCTATTTTCTTCAGCTTGTTTACTAATAGGCATTACTAAACCTGGTGTTAAATCACGAACTTTAATACTGTATTCATCAGGGTCGGTGTAACCAGCGCTTGCGGTTGTGGTGCGTTTATACAACATAACATCAGTCGTTGGATAATCCCAACCATTAAATAAATTATAAGCATTGCTCTCTTTAACTTCTTGATTGCGATAGAAAATCAATTCTTTGCCATCTGTTGTTGTGCCTGCATAAGTGCTATAACCAGAAAACTCTGCATTATTAGCATCACTGGCTCTAAAATTATAAGCAAAGTTACCAGTTAATAAGTCAAACATACCATTATCAGGCATTCGCATACGCTCTCCATTATATCTATACCATAATCCTTTTGGAACTGGCACATAATAATGGACCATCATAAAGTCATAGTAACTGATTACATCATAGATAATACCATAACCTCTTTGATTAGATAAATCTTGATTGGCTTTTGGATTTTTATGATATCCAGCTAAATTAACACTATCCGTATAAGGAGTATCCATACCATAAATAATATAAGTAGTTTCACGGTTCTCATATTCATTGCCAACACCAGACATAATAGTAGGTGAAGTTCTAAAATTAGAATAGTTCATAATGAACTTGTCACCATTTTTAATAGTCTTATATGCTTCTGGTACTTCAACTGCTTCACCATAAGAACGAGCCATTATATTATTATAAACAGTAAAACCGTCAAATGCTTTACTCTTATCTAATCGTAATGCCATACCACCAACAGTGAGGTTGTATTTTTCTACATAATAAGTAGTAACATTTTCTAATAAATCGTGGCGCCATTCACCAGAGACATAAACATCATAATGCTCTGTATCATTTAGAGACGCACTATAACCAGGAGCAGATAAATCAAACTTAATACCTGGATTTAACCAATAACTACGAGTTGTTTTATTTCCATAATAAGGGTCTTGTGTAACTAAATCATAATATCTATTAAGATAGTTGTGCTGAACCCAAATCTTAAAGGTATCTGGGTCAAAGATTGGATATACAATATATTGAGTGCCGCATCTAATTAGTTCTTCAAAACTAAACTTAATGTTATCCTTATCCCAAGTACGTGGGTTCCAAAGGTAAATACCTTCACCATAACCAGTAGGACGGAATAAATTGCGCTCAAATCCAAAATAATCCCAAGTTAATGTTAATACAGTGTCGCGATATAAAGTTGGATTTACATCAACAGTGCCGCCATAAGCTGTAATATTGCGTAAATAATTCGCCATTACATAACCGCGCTCATCAGCATACTCTACTAAATACCAATTAGTAGTGCCGCCTTCTATAGCATCACTTAAGATATCAATAGTTGTTTCTGCTGGAATTACAGTAATTACTGTCGCATCACTATTGGCCTCTCTACGCATATTTAAAGCCTAAATTGTAGTAGCGGAACCTGGGATTTCTTCTACCTACCAAGAGGTGCTAATGAAAGTATCCCAATCAGGGTTCCAATCGCTAATAGAACAACTAAATGCAGATGCTCCTAATCTATTCATTTCGGCTTTATTATCTCTGTAATAAATACAGGAATAATTGTAAATGGTTTCTGGATATACAATATCAATACTATGTAATGCGCTCAATGCATTATAAGTGTATTCACCAGTATAGGTGTAATTACTATTATTGTGGAAGCGCATTTTATATTTTTGAATATCAATTCCTAAATCGGCTAAACTATGAATATTATTAAAATCAAAGTCATCTAAATTAATAACCTCAATAGCAAGACCATTATATAACTTACCTGCTTGATTAAAACTTATATCTTCGGCTTTAATCCAACTTTCAATTTCAGGAGCGTAGCACCATAATCTATCAATAGTCATTTTGGTAATATCTATGTACTCACCAAAAGGAACAAATGTAGCATCTTCTTGATATTCAGTAGTGATATTAAGATATTGCGCGAGCATAAAGCCTTGGTGCGATTGATATTGGACTGGTAACCATTCTGTATCCCCTGTAAAGATGCTATTGCCTGTAATATCTACTGTTGTGCCATTGGGAACTGCAGTAATTATATTAGTATCATTTATCATACTAGTAGAGGACCGCAAATTAACACTGTCATTTGCGCTTCCAGACCTAACTTCTGCTTTGCCTAAACCAGTATCATAATCTGGGTTCTAACCAGGCCCTGTAATTGGTTCAGTAGCACTTAATAAAATCCAAGCATTAGGATACTCTTTAAGACGACCCCAACCATTACGTTCTTGTATGATAGTATAAATATCTCTATTTATAATCATTGCGAGGGTTTTATATTTGCGGGCAGGCCCATAATGCAATCCAGTATATTTATCAATAACTCTTACTTGGTAAGGGATAAACTCACCAAAGTCTTCATCTTCATAAAGTGCTTGATGGTAATGGTTGTAGTATTTAATTGCGCCATTTGGATTAAGTACGCGCGCAGTTAAATTACAATTCAAATAATTATTATCATTTTCATCAAGAGTAATTAAGTTATTGTCGTAGGCTCCACCCCTATAGTATTCAACATACAAAAGGTTAGGCGCATCCTCAACTGATAACTTATCATACACTACTATTGGGCTTGGCGCGTTAATGAAAGCCTAAATATCATCGTCTGCAATTATTTCTTCATTATAAACAATACGCCCATCACTGTAATAATCACTCTTATAAAGATTTACATTTACACCTAAATCAGCAAGTGTATTTGCGTTTCTAATATCTTCTAAAGAAAACATTAAATCACGACTACCAATACGGACATTATCACAGTAATAGACAACTGTTTTAGTGAAAGTTTTTAAACGATAATACACATTCACTGCGCCCATCTCATAGATTTGTACGAGGTTCATTTTATTATTATACCAAGACCAATCTGCATCTACGTCTAACCAACCATCTAAATGGAACTCGTCAGGTTTATAATCATTCCACTCAAGTATTTCTTCAATAGAAGTATTGCGGCCGCAGAACCAAGTTGGGACATCTACAAACTTGTTTGCAATAAAAGTATTGTCATAATCATAATAATTTGTAGTAATTTTCCCATAACTCAAAACGTCAGGAATTACATAAATGGGCGCTGGAGTATAAGTAATTTTTTCGTCATCGTGATTAGTTAATTCTCCTGGATTGCTGTCTCCAAAGAAGATTTCAGTAACAAGGTCAAACAAACCATTTTCTGGCATTGTATAATCATAAATCTAATCACCTTTTGCAACTGGAATTAAATCACGAACTAAACGGTCCTAATCGTATATTTTAAGGCTCCATAAAATACCGCCAGCCTACCAAGGGAATGTTGGGAATACCCAATCGCCAAATAAGGCATTAACCGTTTTTGTAGTTTTACGGAGCGTCTGCTTCCCTAATTGGACGCCACCACCACCACCAGTATCAGTAGGAGTGTTTTCGCCTGCACTTTCACCTTCACCCGAAAAATTACCCGCATCATCTTTATTTATGGTTTCCCAAATCTCTAATGTAACATTGTATATATCATCTAAATCTTGTGCTGTATAAGGATGGGTATGAACTCCCTAGACCCCAAAAGCATATCCAAAACTACCAGTAATCATACCTAAACTAGGAAAACTCCAGTAGATATTATCTAAGATATTAGGTTTGCCAGTAGTTGGATTTGTAGAAGTAAATAACGATAATGAACCACGAGGTCTTTCAATGTCTTCCCAAATTGGATTATCTTTATTTTCAATCTACCAACTAAACGGATAATTACTATCGTGGTAATTCCAAATGCTACAATAATTATTATAAGCATCAAGCACTACGGTAAATGGATTGGCAAAGCCATAATCACCTTCCCAAGTGCCTTCTTGGTTGCCAAAATTTATATTGTCATCGTAAGAGTTTAATCCAACTGCCTGTAAGGGTTCTCCATTTACTTGCATATGACCGTCTGTTTCTTTATCTAATACGCCATTAAAAGTAAAATCTTTTTCAAAATCATACCTCTAATATACATCAATTACGTTATAATTATCATCAGTATTAAATGGATTACCTCTACGGAAACCAGCAATAATACCAGGATGAGTATAATAAACAATGTTAAAAGAGTTTGTTGTTACTGTTTTTGTAGAAGCATATGGCTAACCATCAATCTGTGTTGGCCCATTATGAGTGTAAACCCAGGGCCCATCCGCAAATGGGATACGAGGTTTTATACTAAAATATCCTTTTGAAGCAAAACTATTACTTCTGCCATTCCAATAGTCGGTTAGTTTATCATTTGTATAACCTAACATATCATATACACTATCATCCATAATTCGTGTAAAGGAAGGAATAACCTAAGAATACTATACCTAAATCTCATTAACAAAATCGGTTGGCCCACGATAACCAAAAATAGTAGTGAAATCAGTATCAAAATAACTATCCCCGTGGGTTGGGGCTCTAACTCCAATAGGTTTAGAAGCACCAGTCCATTCTACTCTTAAACGGCCGATTTCTTTTGGTTTATACCCTAAATCAAAATAAGGCACTCTCCAAGGCTAAAGGACAATCCCTGATGTAATACCTTGAGTTATTTCACGATAACTAGGATATATTCTATTACATAAATCTCCCCAATACAAAACCTTCTTTTCATAATAGGCTTCTGTTGGGTCGTGCGGTTCTGCGATACTATCATAAACAATAGCAATTTCATCTAATTCTACCAAAGTTAAGAAGGTATATTGAATATCACTATTTTGTAATACGCCACCATCACAATTACCAGGACGATATTTATTGATATAATTATTTGGTAACTAATCTGCTAAATAAAATGGATACGCGGGGTCAAAATCATCTAACCTAAACTCCCAAGAGGTAGATGCTACTAGATTTGCTGGGTCTATATCATCTGTATAATAATTAACATCTAATGACTAGGTCGCGCAATCATACATTATGATATAAACATCTTTTAATTTCTCTGGGTTGTCAAGACGCTCATCCATTTCATACCATTGGTAATTTACACCATCTACATAATACTTTTCTGGTTTCATAGCGTTTTTATCAATATAGAAATCAATATATTCGCCATCTCTAAAATCAGTCTAGTCAAAATGTAAAGTAATTTCACCAATAGTCTCATAGGTTCTAATGCCATAAACCTTTTTAATGTAGCGCACAGTTGTTGTATAATCTTCTAATGGTTCTTCTTCTGGAGTATAAAAGATATCATATGGAGAATGGCTTAATACTCTTGCCAATGATACTTTCGGCTCTGGGAAAACATAGTCTGTTTTATACCCTTCTGGTTTATATTTATTAAGTCTAACAATATCACCAAAAGTAGGAACCTAGTAGAAATCACGCTCTTTTAATTGAATAGTTTCAGTATGAAGAAGCGTTGGCTCACCTGCGCCGCTATCTTGATAATAATTAACAACAATCTAATTTTCATCTTCTTCATACACGACATTAAAGATGTGTGTATTCAGCCCATCAAAACTTTTATCTATTTTATCAAAATCAGTGATAACACCTGGTTTGT